AATCATTTTAATTTCAAAAGTTCGTTTTTGTTTTTTATTATTGCTCATTGTTACCTCCGTATGTTAACTCCTCTCCCGTTAATGCAAAGTACAGGTTTTGTAGTTGGTGGACGTGTTTTAGTAACGTTCTATTATTTATTTGAACACCTGAATTTAGTGTGATTGGATAAACGCCCCATTCAAATTCGTAATTATTTACAACATTTTTTATAAATATAATGTCATTATAATAATCATCGTGGTGCCTTGTAAACCCAAACTTCAACAACCATTCTTCGGTAAGTGGGATTGCATCCATTAAGCCATAATGCGCTCCTTGAACATTCTCCGTGTTAACACAATCGCACATAACATCGCATACTTGTTGAGGGAAATTATGTGGGTCAATCATAACCCAATTCCCAATTCTTAATTGATTCGCTTGCATAACTTTATTTTATTGATAATAGGCGTTCAATAACATCTTCGGTACTATGCCCATCAAATGGGAATAAGGCTTTTTCGGTTTCGGGGATTTTGAATAAGTCCCAATCTTCTGCTTTGTAATGATTGCTTATTTGACCCGTTGGCAAAACGGCAACTACGATAAACCATCCCCCACCAAAACACAACTCACCATCGTGGTGCTTCCAAGATTTATGCACATAGTACTTGTGATGATAACTACCATTGGGATTTGGTATTAAACCTTTACGACCCCACTCGTTAAATAACGCCACGTTATATGCTTTTCTAATATCATATAATTCTTTAAAAGTGTGATAACCATCCGAAGTGTTTTCAGTTATTTTGTTCTGCTCTTTCTCCATTTCTTTGGCTTGTTCAAATAATTCAACATAAGTAACCCCATATTCGCCTATGGTAATTTCTTTATTTTCTAATTGAACTTTAAGCCTCCATGTTTTATTGGAGAACCACTCCACTGCCGTTTGTTGTTTATTGTTGCTCATTTGTTTAAATTTATTTTTCTTTCATCAATTTTATAAATGGTTGTCAATCCCGTTTCCATATATAATTTTAATTCCCGTTTATATATTTCCAAAGTGTCTTCAAAAGTATGTTTATCGCATTCTGCATTAATTCTAAAATCACTTAAATTTGATTTAAATTGATATTGTAATTTTTCAGTTACTAAATTAACAAATTGACTCCATTCAATATTTTCGTCATATTTATGCCAAACCTTTTTTTCTTCTTCTTGTTTATATATTTGATTTATCTTGTCTAAAAAATATTCTTCAGCCTCTTTCCATGCAAGATTTATAGATTCATTTAAATTTTTATTTTGCTCTATACAACATCGGTAATATGATAATTCATATTTTTTAAATTCAGTAAGATTTGAAAATTCGGACATTAACCAATCAATTATTTCTTGTTTGCTCATAACTGCCCCCCTCTGTACATGCGTTTGGTTTCTTGCTTCCAATGTTTGGTTACTTGATTAAAACTCTTAATGGGCTTGTCATATTCAAACTTGTATGGTTCCGCCTCGGGCATATCTACCACTCTTTTTCTTGTCAACTTCGCCCACAACTTGTGCAATAAAAATGCTACTGGGATGCTCATAGGATATAGTATTAAAAATTCTATTGGTAACATAATCAATATTTTACTTATTAGCAATCTTTTTACCCAAATCAATACCCAACCTAAATAATAGGGATGCGGAATAATAGTTGTATTGGTTATTTATATACACCACATACAATTCACCCGACCCAGCAAACCCCCATTCAGGATCGTTCTTTACCATTTTAATAAATTCATCCGTTGGTAGTAATTCCAACAACGCATGAGCTTCCTGCTCTGTGCATAATAGTTTAAGTGTTGTTTCCATGATTCAAATATACTACTAACTTTCAATAGTGCAAGAAATATTTTCACTTTTATTTACTTTTTTTAGTAAACGAACGATTTCCTTAGTGAATGATACTATTTAACATCAATCCTGCGTGGTATAGTTTCTCTTCTACTTCCTCTCGGATATCTTCCAACTCAATAACCGAAGTAAATAGTTGATGAGATTCGGGCATACGAGGGTCGTAAGAAACAAAGATTCCGTATTCGGTTTGTGTACATAGCATCCCAAATTGCATTTGCCAGTAATATTCAGGGTGGTTATCCTTTAAAGATTCGGCATCTGTAATTGTGGCGTTGCGTAGGTGAACCGCAGAATTGAATGGGCATTTAATTTCTATTATAGAATCCTCACCTAATCCATCGGGAGAAAATCCGCTTATTTCGTTGAACTCTATAAACGTGAATGTTTCACCTCCGTAGTATGTGTACTCTTTGAAGTCTTGAGATGTGAAAGTATCAAAGGCTTGACGCTCGTAAGTTTTACCCCATTCCAATGCTCTACCAAATATTTCGGGTTGGATGCCTGTAAGAATAACACCTGCCTTTTCATAAACGTAGGATTTAGCCGTTTCACTTAGATACTCCGATTTATTACGAGGCTTACCCATCAGTTTATAAATCTCGCTGCCTGTAAAGCGTGACTGCCGTAATTGCAACCACGCTTCTTCTGTTAAGTTTGTAGATATCATATTCCTTCGTCAATCATTCATTTAACCGCCTTTAAAATCGTCAAGTGTTCGGGCTTGAGTTGATACTTCTTTAGTATGTCATCAATCGCTCCACCACCTTTAATATGCTCAACCGCTTTCTCCCATTGCACCATTGCAGGATTTATGAATGGTTTCTCTTGTGGTTTTGCTTCTACCTTATTACGTTGCATTGCCTTTTCTCCGTCATCGTCTTCGTCAATGTTTAATCCAAGAATAGAACCGAGTGCATATCTACGAGCGTAGGTGATAGCAGAACCCATCGCTTGAGGATCGTTAGTTTTTACCACTGGCATACAATAGGTTGCTTCTATCCACTCTCCGCTATCGTGCATTAGAATGGTTGTTAAGCAGTCTGCATCGGGTAATTGACAGAACGACAACCCTGCGTCCGCTAATGGTTTTTGAATGACATCTAAAATGTTCGCCAATGACGCATACTTAGATTTGAAAAATGGATTGGTTGCTTCCTTTTTAATTTTTCCGATGTTGGCTTGGAACTTGCACAAAGCCGCTGCAAGATTCGCAATTGAGTCTGATTTATTCATAGTTGTAATGTTTTAATTTGCCTGAAATCCACCCTAAGTAAACGTGACACATAAATGCGTCTTGATGGTCTTTTTGAAATTGCTCGAAGTCAAACCAGTTTTCAAAGTCAATGCAATCCTCAAAAGGTACTGCCGTAGATTTGTAATACTGATTAACTAATGAATCATCCAATGAAACGAGATAAGCCTCTACATCGGATTTTCTAAAGTAATACTGAACGGAATGGTAGTCTAATACTACATCATTCTCCAAAACTGCTACCCACTTCATTTTCCTTAATTAATTTGTAAGCCGTTGATAATACTGTTTTAGCGTTCTTCTGATAGATATCTCCGTGAAAATATCTTCTAATGGTTGGTAAACTCAACCCTGTTCTGTGTTGAATGTCCTTATAAATGCCGTGATAACGCTTTTTAAGGATTTCTTCTCTGATTTGTTCTATTGTCATAGTGAAAGCAAAGGTAAACTAAAACTTTCAATTATGCAAATTTATTTTTTAATATCTATCGAGAAAATAATATCGCCTAACTTAGTGGCTAATTCGTTGGCAAGTTCTTGTTGAAGTGATTCTGTGAATGAATCCTCGATAAAGTGTTTGCCTTTGTACCCACGTCTGTGGATTTTACGAGCGATTGCACGTGCTAATGTATCGTAGGAAACACCTTTGTTTGGTTTGATACCTTTAAACGACATCCACTCTTTGATAGATTGCCATAGATATGGTGTTCCCTCTTTGTGACCGCTTTTAGTCGGCTTTCTACCAAACTCTACTTGCTCCCAATAGTCCTCCATTAAGAACGTAATCAATAACGAAGTAGGAGTTTGTGTTATCTCACCTGGTTGTATAGACTGCTTTAATGATGATGAAGCGTTGGCATTCTTATTGTCCAACTCTTTACGCATTAAATTAACCGCTTTATTTGACCACTCAGCGATTATCTGTTGCAATAGTGATGATTCTTCCGTGAAGAGTGTTTTGTCCTCTCCTATGCGATTAATAAGGTCATCTATGTTGATAGTCTTAGCCAATGAGATTAAAGTGTATTAGTTCACCGCTTGTAAAATATTTTATTACCTCTTTCCAATAACCATCGGGTACAACTTGACAACCTGCACTCCACCTATCAACTAAACTTCCTGCACCTGCTCTATGGAAGTTAATCCCAAATAGTCCGTTTTGGGTTTTGGTCTTGTCTATTACACCATCCTTGTTGCCGTCTCTGTAAATATCTATCGCTTTAATCTGTTTGAAATATGGCATACCCAACCAAAGCGATTTCCAATTCGATGAAGTAATAAATTGGTGTGTCCAAAGGTATTGGGCAGGTACTGCGATTGCCGTTCCGGTCACTCCTCCGTGTGTTATTGGGTTTTGTACGTAGAATTTACCTGCAGTAGTTGAACACGGAACGATTGATACTACACGCTCGTTGACAATTACCAATAAAAAGTCATCAAATGTGTTTGTGAGTTTATCGTCTGTACGGACAAAAACTAAACTCTTCGGTGTCCAAATCCAACGCTTAACAGAAAAATAGTTTTGTACCCACTGATTTGCAGCGTCTAAGGTTTTTTGACCGATAACTCCGTCTACTTTTAGATTATAACCCCGTTGGTTTAGAAACTGCTGCACGTTTTTCATACAATTCCATTGTTTTATTTAAATAGTAAGATGCCTTTAACAAATCTGTTTTACCGCCTTTCATATCGTACCTCCAAACGTACTTAATTACATTCCCAATTGTGTACGCTTCTTCTGGTGGTAGACCTTTTACTGCGGTTAAGATTGCATCCATTGCCTCGATTTCGCCTTTGTTGTAGTGGCTTGGTTTGTTTACGATATCCATTCTGCTACAAATCTATTAATATCCATCGTAATAAGTAGCATTTGACCACCCTTAAAAAGTACATTAGTGTAATCATAGTTGGCAATCGCTCCGGAAACATCGTCTAAATTGATATATCCATCCTCTAATACTTCGACAATATCAGCACCTAATCCAACCTCTTTGTAGATAGAATCTTGTTGTTCTTGGTGTACGATTTCAACCTTTAGGATTCTCATATTATTTTCCCGTTAATAATCTTCATATTGTTAACGTGGAATGTCAAATCTTGGTTAACATCAACACAAGCAAATCCGTGACTCCATTTGGTATAAGCATAAGGTCTGTAGTCAGGAGATAGGGTACAAAGACAACCCATTGACCAAACACCAGTAGATTCACCATTGATGTTATTTTCTGAGTGGTGAGATACTTGGTGGTTATGTCCAAAGATAGTAGAAGATTTAGCCTTGAGGAACATACCTCGTGCAGGGTTCACCGGTGAGAATACACTTTCGCCCATTTCGTGACCGTGCAATACGTTTAATTTACCTAATTTGATAATCTCACGATTAACTAAGTTGATTTTAAACTCACTTAGTCCTAATAGGTTTTCAAACTTTAAATTATCAACATCGGAAAACTCTTTGGCGTTGCGTAGTAAATAGTTTCTTACTCTCTCCTCGTGGTTGCCTAACTTGTAGTAAATAGGTATAATTGGGAATAGTTCACGCAAATACGCAAAAAAGGTTTTAGTCATCTCTATTTCCTCTCGTAGTGACGGCATCCCAACCTCTTTAATAAATGAAGATACTGGGTAACAATCCATAATATCCCCATTTAAAATAATGCAATCAACATTGTTATTTAATCCCCATTCTAACGATGTAGATAAAGCCTCCATATCGTGATATGGGATATGAATATCTGATAAGATTAAATATCTACCCTCTTTTAGATGCACATTAACCATCTCTTTGTTTTGGGAGAATACTTTGAGTTTTTCTAATCCCTCTTTAATGGTAGATTTCTTAGTGACAAATTCGTGAGTTGCTAAATCCCCAAGTAGTTTTTCACCATTTGCACCTTTTTGATACCGAATCTTATTCCTTACATTTTCAATACTACCAAATTGTGGGTTTTCTTCTAAGATTAATTTTGCAAGTGTGCGGTTAGGTGCATCGGGGTACTTCTCCAAGTACGATTTGATTATATTTTTCATAAAAATATTGCCATAATTGTTACCAATATCGCCCACATTCCTACTCCTTTTATGACATCTTTCTGAATAGAAATAGTATTATTTTTATTTTGAATTTCCACACCTAAAGAATCTGTCTTAATCTCAAGACGTTCAATCACTGAATCTTGGTAGTTAATTATGATAGAATCAGCCTTAACTAATTTGTTTAATCGGATGACATCCCTCCGAGCATTAGCACCCTTTACTAAGTACTTATTGGCGTTCGATACTATCGAGGTGTCGATGCAAATTAATT